CCAGTGGTTGGTTTCTCCCTTGGTACGGCCGCAGACATCGCAGGTGATAGCAGCTTTTTCAGTCATCGCAAACCTCCAGTTACTCGTGAAACGATATGACCGGGCCAGAACGCCCAGATGATTTCGCCGATCAAGTAGCAGGCGATAAGGACCACAACCACCTTGACCGCGTTATCTAGGATGCGTTCGGCACGGCGCATCCTGTCGGCAGCGCGGCGGAGCTGGGCGTCGGTGGGCGTCCAGTGCACCAGCCGTTGCCAGCGGCTCTCATGCACTTCCAGTGGTTGACTGAAATCCAGATTCAGCATCTGGCGCAGGCTGGCACATTCCTCTTCAAGCGGAATCTGATTCACGGTTGCCTCCTAGTTCTGCAAAGCGGGTTCGGCAGTGGCGGCCAAGCCGTCGCGGATCTCGCGGATCGCGGCCATGAGGCGGCCGATGGAGATGTAACGCTGATTGCGCTTGTCCACGCGCACGGTGATGGTGGCCAATTCAATCTGCTGGCGGATGGTTGCGGCATCGAGCGAGAACTCGGCCAGCTCGGTGCGCAGAATGCCAGCGGCTTCGTCGGCGGTAAGCGCGGGCAGATGAACCTTGTCGGTGATGCGGCGCTGGAGTTGTTCGAGGGTGCCGCTGAAGTCGTTGAAGGTCTTTTCCAGTTCGTGCGATCCGGCAAAGATCAGCGAGAAGCGCGGCTCTTCGTCGAGCAGCTCGCGTACCGTTTCGAATGCGGGAATACTCAGATGCTGCGACTCGTCGAAGTAGAGCACCACGCGCGCGCCGCGAAAGTCCCAGCGCAGATTGTGGATGGCGCGGTCGATAGCCGTGCTGGAGTGTGCGCCGCAGGCCGTGGCCACGCGCTTGAGCAGATCGCGGGGGCAGATGCGGGCGCGGCAGTAGACGCGGAAGATGTAGCTGGGCTGCCCGGCGCTCTGGGCGTTGTGCTCGGCGATCAGGTGGCGCGCCACGTCGGTTTTGCCCGAGCCCGGAGGCGCATAGACCATGTAGACCTGGGGTCGCTCCAGCGCTTTGTGGAAGAGGCTGCGCATTGTCCGGACGGCGCTGGTTTCGTAGATCTTGGTCGTGAGTTGATCTGAGGTGATTGGGTTGCCTGTGATGAAGGCAAGAATCGCGGCATTGATCTGGTCGGCTTTGGCGATGCGGCTGTAACGACCGCAAAGGTATTGCGCCACGGTGCTGTAGTTGTAGCCGATGCGGAGCGCAAAATCTTCCGATGACATGCCAGAGCGGCGCAGGTAATCGGTTACGAGCGGGCGAAGATCGGCGGTGGTGTTGGCGAGTTGGGTCACTTTTTGAGTCCCTCCCTGAAGAGTCGAGCGGCTTCCGCCGGTGTGGCCGGCGCTGTGATGGTGGTGGGTTGCAGTTTGGTGGATTGCGGGCGATGGACGACAAGCTGCTCAATATCGATAGGCAGACGGCCGAGCTGAAGCATCTGATTGTGCTGCGGCATGTAGCCGGTGCCGAGTACGCGGCGGCCCAGATCGTTGAGCTGATCGCGCGTCTCGTGGTAACGGTGCTGGCGCTCGCGCATACTGGCGGCGATGGCCTCTTGCGTCTCGTCGTCTCGGGATTGGCGCAGAAAGGTTTCCGGTTCCAGGTAGGCAAAGACGCAGCCGTCTTCATCAATAGCTGCCAGTGCATTGAGGTCGAGCGGATCATAGGCCACGATGATCTGTTGCCCGGTGCGATCATGCAGCGCCCGCTGGCTGGGCTCATCAACGCCGACAAAACGGCGGTTAGCCATTTTCACGGCGCACTCGTGAACAATACGCAGAGCGCGCTCAGCCAGCAGCGAGGCCAGGATGTGCGGCTCAGGAGCAGGCTTCGAGCCGTGCCAGCGAAACTTTTCGAAAGCCTCGTTGGGCGAGAGGCCATCCATGCCTGGAACGTTCTTGGGCCGGTTGTTGTATTCGCTTTCTATCCACAAAATGGCGGCGCGGATGAATTCACTGGCCAGGGGCAGTTCGGATTCGTCGGCGCGGCCCTGGGCTAGCAGTTTCTTGTGCCGCTCCAGCGCAGCGGTGCAGCGGTCGGGGCGCTGCTCGAAGGTCGGCCCGCAATAGGTCGCCCAGCGGCGGTCGAAGCGCTGGTGCAGAATGTGATTGAAGCTCTCAATCAATTTGCTCTGTCCGTGATAGGGCTGGCAGTAAGTGACCCTGCAACCCAGCCGCGCCAAAACGCCCTGCGCTTCCGGCGGTAGATATTCCGCTTCAGGTCCGCGTGCGCCTTTGCCGACCTTGAGGTAGTCCTTGCCGTTGTCGCAGTAAAATTCGCGGAAGGTGCCATAGGTTTCGAGCATGTGGCGCAGGCAGGTATTGATAGATCGCGAAGAGCCATCCTGCGAGAAACTGTAAGCCAGAATTTTCCGGCTACGCATGTCCTGAAGGCCAGTGAAGCGCAGCCTCATATGCTCGCGGTCTTTAGCGTCGAAGAGGTCATTCTGAACGAGAATATCGACCCACGCGTGGTCGCTGACTAAAATTTCTCCCGCTTCAATATCCGTGTAACCGCGCCGGAGGTAAGGCGCGAAAAGATCGTCGTATTTGTCGCGGCCTTTGAGAGCCAGCGTCTTGACGGCAGGGGGCAACTTCTCCAAGTAGGTGCGCAGGGATTCGTAGCTGGGCGGCTCGATCTCAAGCTGCTGGGCTCGGCACACAACAATTTCCCAAGACATTTTCTTGTTGAGCTGCTCTTTGAGGTAGGCGTAAGCTGCCAGATCAGCTAACTCGGCGTGCTGGGGGCTCTGAGTGGCCCAGCGCGCGACATTCTTATCTGAGCGCACGAAGTCAGCCAGGGCGGCAAAGCCCCCTTTCCGATAACGCGCGAGCCAGCTTTTCAATGTACGAACGCTGACAGGCTGCGGGTTGCTGGCTGCGATATGCTCAATCAACCGACTGAGCGAGGTGACAGGCCGACGGTCGGGCAGTTGCAGACGCGCAAGACGCTCCGCGTTCTGCGCGTAGTCGAGGAGCGGTTGGATCACCGAGAAGCGATACTCGGCTTGCCTTTGGGCCTCGGGACTGGGCAGAATCACCCTCTGCAATCGATCAGCGGGCACATTGGCAAAGAGCGGGCCAAAGCTGGAGTTTGGAGCAGGAACAATCGAAAGCTGTGTCTGGGGCGCGGGCGCTGGAAACGAAGCGCTTAGGTATTCACGGATTAACCGCCCATTGGCAGCGCGCCTATCTGTCTGGCGGCTGATCACTTTGCCGTAGACGGTCATCCGACGCAGCCAGTTTTCGCTGCATCCACAGAGGCGCAGCGCCTCGTCTTTGCTCACCCAGGGGCCGAGCTGGGGCGTCATCGCTAGTTGTGGGAAGGCGCTCATTTGCTCCCCTTTGCGGCAAGCTCGGCATCCACGCGGGCCATCTCGGCGCGAAGTGCCCTGATCATTTCGGGCTGCGAAACGCTACTTCTAGCTGACATGTGATAAAAAGCGTTTGCTCTCATTCCTACGGCTTGAGCTACTCGCGTGTAGAGGCCATAGTATTTGCGACCGTTTTTGAATTGAGCTATTTCTTCTTTCGTAAGTGGCTCGGGTAGCGGATCACGAGGAAGAGCATCTACGCGGGCCATCTCCTTACGAAGGGCCGCGAGAACTCGCGGAGTGCGCAATTTTCCACGGACAATGCGGTGCATATTTGAATTGAGCATTCCAAGCGATTTTGCAACGCGGCCAGAGACGCCATAGTATTTTCCGCCGAAGGAAAATTCCGCGCGTTCTAATGCAGTGAGAGGCACGGGGAGCGGTGAATTTTCAAGTTCAGCGTCAGTCCGACGAATTTCTGCAACTATTGCATCGATGATCCGTTTGGAATGGCAGGCCCCGCGAGAAGACAACTGCACAGATGAAGGGGATACTCCAAGTGTCTTTGCTACACGGGTAAGAAGGCCGTGGTAGCGTCCTCCATTTCGGAATTCTTTGCGGTCGATGTTTTGAAGCGGGCCGGGACCGGAAACTGTTGACTTCGGTTTCAGAGGGCGCTTTCTGTTTTTTGCTTCGCGGAGAACCTTGTCAGCCACATAACCCGACATCAGCACAGTCATAGCCGCGCAAGCGAAGTCGAGAGCCACAGAGAAACGTGTAGGTTTTCTCATGCCAGTTCCATCCCCGCGAGTCTCTTTTCCAGAAGAGCTACTTTTTCGCTAGCACGTTTCTGGCGGAGGTATTCCCGCCCGAGGTCGAGCAGTTCAGCTTCGGTGGAGTCAATGACGTGGTATCCGGCCAGCTCGGCGCGGCAGCGCAACAGCGTATCGTCGCCGACGGCGCGGCAGAAGGTGCGGTCGAGTTCAGCGGGCCAGCGGTAGTCTGTCCGGCTCTCGGCGGTAAATTTGTTCAGGGAAATTTCCGTCACCTCTCGGCCAGAGAAAAAAGTGACGTCTTCGGCAATCTGGGCGCGGCTTTTGTCGCATTTGCGGATGGACTCAATGAGGACCGCACGGACCATAGCGGAATCGTTCAGACTGCCAGGAAGTGCATCCAGATGGTTCTCGAAGAGAGAAGGATGGGTCTGGACGGTCGAAATCCCTCCAAAATTAGCCGGTGACACACCGGATGCTCTGGCGGGAGACTGAGTACGTGATGGAAACGATTTGCTCATGCCGCGCGCTCGGCTTCCCGCTCGATCCTGCGGTACTCGCGTTCAATGCGCTTAAGCACCCGCTCCGAGACGCTCATCCCCAGAGCGACTCGCCGAACATGTTGTGGCGTAACGCCAAGTTCCCGCGCCAGCGAGCTGTAGTTGAGCCTGCGGCTCTGAATAGCGCGGATCTTCCGCTGTGTCGGGCTAAAATGGGTGTACAAATTGAAACCTCGAATATACGTGAAGAATATACGGCGCGTATGTTCCCGTCAAGGGAAATTTGTATGCCCAGACCACAAAAAATGCGGTCGTCGCAGGCCGAGCGGATTTTCCAGCTACGGAAGAGCCTTAAACTCGACCAGCAAGCATTCGCCAAGCGCCTCGACGTTAAACAAGCGACTGTCTCTAGATGGGAGAGCGGTGAGATCACGCCCAGCCGCCGGACGTATCTTGACCTGGCGAAACTGGCCGCCCCGCATAGCGATGTTCAGAAACAGTTGATTATTGATGGGGGATTTGAGCAGGTAGCCCGAAGAATGCGTGACGTCAATGACGACCGGCCAGAACCACGCCCTAGATGGGATCCGGAGTTGCTAGCGGTGGTGATGGAGGCTCTAACTAAAAAGTTCAGTGTGACTACGGGTACGCTCTCCGGTCGCGAATTTGCAGAAAAGGTCGTTTTTTACTATGAGCTGTGTCACAAAATGAAGACCGAGGACCCTGGTATGGTGGAAAAATTCCTAATGACCGCATGACTAGCGATCAATATCATGACTCCGAGGGCCTTGGTGACAGAGAGAGAAAGATTGCATCTGGTTGAGCAGCTAGGAGAATTTATGGACGCAGTCGAACCCGAGTTGGAGAAAGATCAAGAGCGCCGCGGCGTATCTATCCATGTAAATTCCCCTGGGAATCATATCTCGATTTATGACCGCGACTGTATAGAAATCAACATTTATCATTCCGACGATGATGTCGAACGACGTCACAAAGTGCATGGAAAGGATATGGCGGCTTCCAGTGAGACATCCTCGACCTTGGCTAACTTCTAGCCTGGAAAGTGAGAACATAACGAAGTGAATCGGCTATCCGCTGCCGGTCAGAAAGTGAAAGTCGATGAAAATATGGAGATGGGTGATTTTTCCCGTCGTCGTGGTTTTTCTTGTCGCTTTATGGGGACACAACCTACGACGCCAACATATTGAACAGCAATTGACGCTTGAGGCGCTCGATTCGATTCAGAACGCTGAGACTTTCGGTGATACCGCAGACCTGACTGCGAGAGAATCAGTCCAGAGGTTGAGGCGCTTCGAGGGAAGCAGAAATGCAGATCGGATAGTTTGTCTGGATCGCTATCTCAAGTTTGTGGACGGGCAACAGATGATCCAGAAATCAGGCTCCTATGAGTTGGTGCGCGACAATCCTCCGAAGGCTAATCTTCGCGGGGATGCGGAAACGTGCCTGGCTAGCGCTAAATAAACAAACAAGCGGAGATGCCTAGTTCAAATACCCGTGGGAAGCATTACCGCCGTTTATGATGATTGGCATGAGGCCGGAGTGCACGACTACGCTATCGTCAACCGCGAGTTAAACGAAGCCCTACACCTGTCGAACCTGAAAGTGAGAGCATAAAGATGTCTGGTTTTTCCTTCAATCTAAGAACTGAGTATGCCCCTGCTCCTCTTTCGGTGGCGATGGTCGAGAGGGTGCTTCGATGGGATGGAATTGACGCAAACGATTCTGCACCGTTAATTGCTGATCGAATTCTTGGCTTTGTCCGCGACGGATCAATCGATCGCGATTTCATTAAATGGCTTCAATCATCGGATGCTCCGGTCTGCGTAGCCAGTCTCGATAAAAAATGGGCCAATCTGCTTTTCAGTAGCGTTTCTTCAGCTATTTGCTCATATCACCGCCATCAGGATTCGCTTGCTGTTTCGGAGGGACTGCCTTATTGGCAGTTAGACTGTATGACTCGCTTCTGCTCTTCGCATTCCATGCTCGACGGGCTAGTCGCACGGTTTGATGCCCCTATCTGGGAATCAATTTATCCGCCGAATGGATGGGCATGTGGATGTGGAGTGGTCTCAATGTGTGAAGAAGAAGCACTAGAAGAGAAAGGGATCGACATAAAAGTACCTCCTGAAATTCTCGCTGCATGTAAAAATTGGCTCGATGTAAGGCCGGATTATCAATACGATCTCATATGATCTTATAGCTAAATAAGACCCTCGATTCTTCCCCAATCGCCGCCCGAATTCACGGGCGGCGATTGCTTTTATTGCATCTGTTTCTTCTCTTTCCACTGCATCCCAGTGTGGCATTGCCGCGCCTTACTCTGGCATCTGAACGCATGACCGAGTCCATCCGAAAGGAGGCCGGTATGAAGTAACCAGAGCAGAGTGTCCGTGGCGCAACAGGTGCTTTGTAACCACCTGTTGTGCCCGGCCTCCTGATTGAAGGCGGGGACGGCGATGAACGAAATTCAATCCAGATTTTTGCAGGCGGCGGTACCGGCGGCGATTGCCTCGCAGGGCGCGACGGGCGTGCCTGCCTCGATCACCATCGCCCAGGCCATTTTGGAATCGGGCTGGGGGTGCTCAGCGCTGGCGCGCAAAGCCAACAACTATTTTGGCATCAAGGCCGTTCAGGCCGCGAATCCGGAAAGATACATCGAGCTGCCCACGCATGAGGTGGTCAATGGCCACTCCATCGAGGAGGAGGCCCGCTTTGCCCGGTATCCGAGCCAGGCCGCAGGCTTTACGGCTCACGCCAAGCTGCTCTCTGGCGCTAGCCGCTATATCCCGGCCATGGCTGTTAGACGTTCTGCCGCCGAGTTTGCCAATGCAATTCAGCGGTGCGGCTACTCCACCAATCCCAACTACGCGAAATCGCTCATGCAGTTGGTGCGCGAGTTCGACTTAACGCAATACGATGTGCCGACAGCGTCGGCGGAAGGATAACCCGATGAAGCTGAATTTTTCGATGGCGCGCCCGTTGCGGCGCTTGAGCATGGTTTGCGTGGTGGCAGTGGCCGCCATGGTGGTAATGTGCGGGTGGACCGGGGGCTGTGGCACCGATCTGCATAAGGGGACTGTGGCGGCCGACTCGATCGCCAACAGCCTGAAGACGGCGGCCGACCTGAACCATAGCCTGGCTGTTAGTGGCCAGATTACCGTTGCTGAGCGGCAACAGGTTGCGCTGCTGATTGACCAGGCCGCGCAGGCCAATGGCGTGCTGGTCGCGCAGTTGAAGGCTGCCGAGGCCAGCGGTGGAACCGTCAATACCGCGACGGTTCTGGCGGCCTTCAACACTTTTCTGGGGCAGCTCAACACGCTCGAAGCCAATGGCGTGCTGCATTTGAAATCGACGGCGGCCCAGGCGCAGTTTGAGACGGTCATCAACGCGATCCGCACCGAGGTGACCGTGCTGCAAACGGTGATTGGCTCGTCAACCAGCCAGAACCGAAGTCCGGCGCGCAGTCCGAACCATGGCGGCTACTTGGCCTTTGCGGCCCTGGCGCTGACGCCGGATGAGATTGCAGCGCTGATTGCGCTGGCTACCGAGGTGCTAGGCGAGGGAGCGGCCTTGGTGCAGAAGCTGCTCGCCATGAAGTCAGAGAGCGATGCGGCTCTGCTGGCCGACGCGGCAACCGAGGACGCCGCCGCCGAAACGCAAGCCAAGGCCGACGAATAGCGGCAAGAGATAACCCAAAACGAGCGAACTGCCCCAGATTGCCTGAAACAGAAATACGTGGCGCGTACCTGGGGAACTCAACCAACCCGGCGGCATCCAGACCAACCAAGCTGGATGCCGGCGGCGCAAAACGGGGAGAAGCCGATGGCTTGCAAGCCGGTCGTATTCAAGGGCATTACGCGGGAGCGCTTCCAGGCCGTCCGGGCGCGGATCAGGGCGCAGGCGGATGTGAACGTCGTGGGCGACACGGGCACCGCCAGTGGCGGTGGCTTTGAGGCTACCTGGATCTATGACGAGCCCAGCCAGGCGCTGACGATTCAATGCACGCGGAAACCGTTTTTTATGTCGGAAGGATTGGTTGCGGAGAAAATCCGCGATGTGGTGGGGGAGTGGAGCAGATGATGAAGACTTTGCCAAAACTGATACGCGGCGTTGCGCAGGCGCTCCTACTTTGTGCCGGGTCGATGCTGGGCTGCTTTTTGGCGCGGGGATGCGGGGGCGCCCCAACCTATGTGTTTGCCCAGGCGGCGGCCGCGCCGGCTGTCGAGGTGCATTACTCGCCGGCCGAGGATCTGGAGGCGATTGACCTGGTCGAGCTGGATACGGCCAAGAGCGCCGTGGATATTTCGAGCTTTGCCATGGACGACAAGCCGGTTGCCGAGGAGTTGGTGAAGCTGGCCCAGCGCGGCGTGGTGGTCAGGATCTATCGCGACCAGACGCAATACTCCGGCGAGCTGGCGCGCGGCGTCAAGGGGGGCACGAACCTGAACGCACTGTTCTGCGGCCAGCCCAATATCCACGTCCGGGTCAAGGGCGTGGTGGCGCTGGCGCACCTGAAGGCATACGCCGTGGACGGCAAGCTGCTGCGCGAGGGGTCGGCGAACTGGTCGCCGCAGGGGTTGAAAGTCCAGGACAATTCCCTGGTGATGATCCGGGAGCCGGGCGTGGTGAGCAGGTTCGAGTCGGACTTCGAGGCGATCTGGAACCGGACCTCGAACCAGGCGGTGCAGTGAGGGGTTTCTGGCCGAAGGCCGAAAACGGCGTAGGAGCCTTTCTGAGGCGTCGGTTTTTTCTGGGGGTGGGGTAGATCCTTTTTCGCGAGTAAAAATCGAGAACAGCGTTCTCGCGCGATTACGGGTCATCAGGGAGGATGACGGCGGCCGGTCCCGATGCTCGGCTGGGTATATGGGAGGGACTATGGAGAGTTTAACGAAAAGGCTGGCAAAAAAGAGGCACGGAATGTCTGTGCCGGAAGGTAAGTGGTTTGAGTATCGGGGATCTGCTTCTTTGACTCCTCGTCAGTACGAGATTGCTGTTTGGGTTGGACGGGGATTTTCGAACGGCAAAATTTCTATTCAGCTTGGCATACCTGTGAGACAAGTTGCCGCCTTGGTAAAGGGAGCGATGCAGGTGAAAAGCTGTTCAAGCCGCCTTGAATTGGAGGAGCTGTTTGAGCCGGACTGGGCACAAATAGATGCAGCGGAGGTGGGTGTGTGGGTCTCACAGTCCAGCATTGGGCCTCCGCGCAAACCAGGGCGGAAAGCCCTGAAGGAAGCTGATACCAAATAACGGTCTTTGTAGTTCTGAGCCAAATATAAGTTTTGTTGGGGGTTTTATGGGGTTTGGCGCGGCAATCTTCGGGTGGTTCCAGGGCAAGAAAACGATCCTGGGCGGAGCGGTGATTCTGGCAGCGGCGGTGGCCGGGGTCTGGTACGGCAAGTTTGATCCGGCCACGGCCGCAAGTTTGGCCGGAGTTGGCCTGTCCGTGATCGGGTGGGGCGACAAGGCAAACCGGCACCAGGCCGAGCTGCTGGCGGCGCTGGAAGCTGTGGCGCAGGCCGGGGCGGATGTGAGAGCGGGCAACGGACAATCGGCGATCAAAGTCGCCGAGGCGGTGGTCGAGGCGGATGCGCCAGAACTTCTAGCCAACGGAGCCGCCGCCAAGTGACGAGCCTGGGAATAGGTTTGGCGGATACGTCCAAGGGCGAGGTGGCGGCGAGCTTTCGTCTCGGCTGGCTCCGGCATGTGCGGGTGGCGCTCAGCTCGGCTGGAGGTGCGGCGATCATCCTGGCGGTCTTTGAACTGTTGCAGCAGCAGCCGCTTGAAGGGTTCCGACTGCTGGGGCTGTGGGGACCATGGCCGATTGTCGCGCTGGTGGCGCTGGCCTTTGTTGGCCGATTCTTGTCGCGAATGAACGACACCATCCAGACCACCTTTGGAGCTGTCGTGACCAGCGTCCATCAGGGAGTCGAGGCGCAATCGAAGACAGCCGACGCGCTGAGCAGGCTGGCTGACCAGGGCGGTCGCCAGGCGGAGCAGGTGGAACGGTTGGCGATCTACGCCACACAGGAATTTCCGTTTGTCTATGAGCGGTTCGACAAACAGGATGCAGTACTACAGGACTTGCAATCCGGGATGAAGGCGATTTGCGTTCGACTGGATAGCCGCAATAACGGAGGCGGGGATGGACACGGAAATGGAAGCTGAGCGGAGGTTAGTCCAGGCGCGGCGTCGCCGGGGCATCATTCTGAAGCTGGTGCGCGAAGGGCATGAGAATCAGCTCTCGCGCATGGATGATTTTGAGGTGTGGACCATGCTACTGAAGATGGGGCAGACTCTTGGCCGCGACCAGGCGCTCACCCTGTTGCAGGATTTGCAGGTGCTCGAATACATCGACTTCAAACAGTCCATGAACGACATCACGGGCCGCATCGAGATTGCGCAGATCGCGCTGACAGCAGCGGGGCTGCGCTTCATGGTCGCACGCAAAAGCAATGAGGATGTGCTGTTCAGCTAACCATGACCAAGTCCAGGCCCAAAACCGGAGAAAAGCGCGAACTGAACCGGCCGCTCAAGATCGACCGGTTGCCGGTCGAGGTGCGCGATGCCATCCTCGCGCTACGCGACGCCGGCAAGACCTGGCCGGAGATCGAGGAGCTGTCGGCGCTTCCGTACAACCGGAAGTGGCAGAGCCAGGGCGGCGGTTTCGTGAACTGGGAAGGCTTGCCCACCCCGGTGCTTGAGCTTTTCCCGGATCTGAAGCTGCCGCACAGCAACCTGCACCGGTGGTACGACCTGCGCGTCAGTCAGGTCATCGCCGAAACCATGATGCGATCCGCCCAGGCTCGTGAAATTGCCACGGCCTTCGCCAAGTCGGTGGTGAAAGGCGCGGACGAGGCCGTGGTCAATGCCGCGCGCGATCAGTTAATGGCGATTTTGGCGGAGGATGCGACTCCCAAAGGCCGTCTCAACGCGACCAAGGGATTGATCGCTCTGGCTGAGGTCATGCAGGGCGCGCGCACGAATTCGATCAAGGAACGCAAGGTGGGAGTGGATGAGCGCCGCATCCGTGTATTGGAAGAGCGCGAGAAGCTGGCGCGCGAACGTGTCGATCAGGCTACGCAACAGGCCGCAAAGAAGGGAACGGGGCAGTTCTCCATCGACGACATCAACTTGCTGCGCGAGCGCACCTTTGGTTTGCCGCCACTGGTGATCTCTCATGATTGAAGTTCTCGACCATCAAATCAAATTACCGGCCGTGCTGCAAATGCGGCCCTATCAGCAACGCTGGATCGACGACGATACGCGCTTCAAATGCACGGTGAAGTCGGCGCGCATTGGCTATTCGTTCGCCACCGCCTATCGCCGCGTCGAGATCTCGATGCGGATTCCTGGGCGCACAACGACAGTGCTTTCCGCCTCAAAGGCGCAATCGGTCGAGTTTGTCGAGACCTGCGCGAAGCTCTGCCAATTGATGGGCGGCACAGCCCAGCACATCGCCAATGAAGACTTTGTCGATTCGCTTGGCCGCATTGAGGCTATCCAGAGCAGGATTTCTTTTCCTAACGGCAGCCGCATCATCGCTCTACCAGCCAACCCGCGCACCGCGCGCGGTTATCCCGGCGACGCGGTGCTTGACGAGTTTGCACACCACGAAGACAGCTATGCAATCTTCGCCGCCGTCTTTCGCCAAGTTGCACTGGGCAATAGCCTGGAAGTGCTTTCCACGCCGAACGGCGAGCAGGGGAAGTTCTACGATATTGCCCGCAACCTCGGCCTGGCCGATGGCGTGGCCCCATCCGCATTGCCGGTAAAAAAAGATGGATGGAGCGGCCACTTTGTGGATGTGTATGCGGCGGTGGCCGAAGGCTGCCCGATCAACATCGAGGAGATGCGGCGCGGCCTGAATGACGACGACACCTGGAATCAGGAGTTCTGCTGTGTCTTCCGCAAGTCCACCGGCGCATGGCTCACGCTCGATCTGATTTCGGCGTGCGAGGATAATACCCTCGACGCGAAGCTCGTCCAGATCGGTCCGGACTCCTATACTACCGTGCTTCTTGATCCGCGCTTCAATCCACGCGGCCCACTGTTCGCTGGAATCGATGTTGGGCGCGATCATGATGCCACCTGCCTCTGGCTCGATGAAAAGGTAGGCGATGTCGCGTATACGCGGGGCGTGTTCTGGCTTCACAACATCACATTCCCGAATCAAAATGCCGCGCTCAATCCTATCGTGCGATTGTGCGCCCGGGCGGCGATCGATAAAACCGGCATGGGTGTTGGCCTGTATGACTTGCTGAACGTGACGAACGAAGGACGCTTGCTTGGGGTGAGTTTCGGTGGAACCAACGACAATGGGGTGCGAATGAAAACTGATTTGGCGATCAGAATCAAAAAACGCTTCGAACAGATGCGCTCCCGCATTCCGTATGACGGCCGTATCCGGACCGAGATGCAGGCGATTAAACGCCAGGCCACTTCGACGGGCGTCACCTTCGACGCTCCGCGAATCGAAATTGATACGGCCGTCGCCGGCGGAGGAAAGAAAAAAGCTACCGCTCACTCCGACGTGTTCTGGGCCAAAGCACTGGCTGACCTAGCCGCCGATACCGGCACGGTTTCCAATGAAGTCACCGTGCCGGGTGGCCGCTCCACTTATGCAAGTTCCGGAGGGATTCTCTGATGGCCGATATTCAAGTTCCATCGAAAGCGCCGCTGAAGGATGAAGTCGTTACCCAGGATGTCCTGTACCTGCATCAATACACCACCTGGCGGTTGGCGCAAGCCTTCACCGGCATGAGCGACCCCACGGCCATGTGGCAGCAGATGGTGATGGACACGCCCTTTGCCGTGCAGTTCTATCGCGAGCTGGAAGAGAAAGATGAAGACGTGGGCGCGGCCATGGAAGAGCTAAAGCTGGCGGTGCTGGATCGCAACTTCACCGTGCAGCCCGCTGACCAGAGCGGCCGCGCAATCGATATTGCGCAGTTTGTTCAGTCGCAGTTCGATGCGATGCCCGGCTTTGAGTCGATGCTCGACAGCCTCATGGATGCTCCGTTCTACGGGTTCTCGCTCGTGGAACTGATGTACGACGTCAGCGCCGGCCAGGTCTCGCTGACGGACGCAAAGGACTCCCCCCAGGAGCTGTTCACGTTTGCATTGCCGTTCTATCCGCAGACCGGGAACCTGCGGCTGCTTACCACACCATACGACCTCATGGGCGTAGAAGTACCCGAGCAGAAGTTCGCCATCTTCAGTTATCGGCCGCGTGCTCGCAACCGGCGCGGCCGCCCGCTGCTCCGCAAGGTCTTCTGGCCAAGTTGGTTCAAGCGTCAGGCGATGCGGTTCTGGCTGCGGTTTGCCGAGAAAGGCCCAGGCACAGCCGTTGTGCAATACGAGCAAGGCGCGGATGAGAGCGAGAAGCAAGAGGCTCTGGCCGCCGCCGAAGCTATCATTGAGCGCGTGGCGATTGCCGTTCCTAAAAACTTTGGCCTGATGGAAGATCTGCTGAAGATTGCGCGTTCGCAAGACCCGGACGTGTACGAGAAGCTCTGCATGCGCTGTGAGCTGGCCATCTATCGCAACCTGGTGGGCGAGACATTGACCAGCCACGGTGGTGAGGGCGGCAAAGGCACACAGGCACTGGGAACGGTTCACGAAGGCGTGAAGGAAAAGAAGGCTGCGCGCCTGGCCAAATCGCTCGGTGATGTACTGAACGACCAAGTTGTACGCAACTTGGTGATGTGGAACTATGGCCCGGATGCTCCCATGCCCAAGGCGGTACTGAGCAACGCGGACGAAACCGACCTGGGCGACCGCTCGACCGTTGACTCCACCTTGCAAAAAATGGGGATGCCGATCACTCAGAGTTATGTGCAGGAAACCTATGGACTGCCCGAGCCAAAGGCTGGCGATGTGATTCTGAAGCCTGCCGCCGCGCCTGCGCCTCCAGTTCCCGGCGAAGATCCAGCCGGGAATGACGATGACGAGGAAGACGACGAAAGTGATGAGGATAGCGGTGGAACCCCGTTTACGGAATCGAAGGCTCCGCATTCCGTCCTCCACGAGCAAAAGGATTTTGACCGGGTCTTCGACCAGATGAAAGGTGAATCGACGAAGATCTACCGCACTCGCATTCATGAGTTGGCCGAGAGCATGATCGCGGCGAACGTGAGCGGCAAGTGATTTCATCCCAGGTCAAGATCGGCGACATGCTAGCCCGCTACATGGCGGCCTCGAATCTGCTGGGCCGTCTGCACATTGTGCGCGTGGGCCTGGCGAAGACGCGCCGGCCGGTGCGGATGGCGACCGGGTCGCACCTGATCCACACCTTCGCCCAAGACCAGGAGAATACGGAGAAAGCCAGTTTCGACGTTGGCTTTTCGTTTGATCTTCCTTCGACCGGAGCTGTCGATTTTCTGCGCGATCTGACTCCGGTCACGCGAGAAGTCTTCGACGGCCTCTCGCGGCAATATCGCAGTGACGCCTTCACCATCGCCGGAGTGAACGATCAGCGCGTGATTGGCAAGGTGCGCGATGCGCTGACAGAAATAGTGGCTCACGGTGGAACCCGCGCCGACTTCGAAAGGGAAGTCCACCAAATCACCACGGACGCCGGCGTCTCCGATCTGACCGCATTTGAGTTAGACACCGTCTTTCATACCAATACGGCCAAAGCATACTCCGCAGGCCGGCTCGAACAAATGCAAGAGCCGCATATGATGGAGGCTCTTCCGTTCTGGCAATATTGGACGGTGGGCGATTTGCATGTGCGCCCTGGCCACGCGGAGCTTGACGGCTTCATTGCTCGCGCCATCGATCCGGTCTGGCGTAAGATTTACCCACCATGGGATTTCAACTGCCGTTGTTCCGTGGTTCCTCTCACCGAAGAAGAAGCTCTTGAGATCGATCCTGGCTGCTCTGAAGGCGGCATCGAGCGGCTGGGCACGAAGCCTTTCACACTGCTTGAGCTAAAGCAGACGGACTTCCATAGTCTGATGGCTGCATAAATACTGGAGTTTTCTGCTTCGCCTGCTCTGCCGACGCTATAAGTATGCCATCTTAGTCATCTCTTTCCACTGAGCCCTGAGTGTCCCTGCCTGCTCCTTTAGACCTATATATTCATCTCGTGGCCAAACCTTTCCAACCAGTAACTACGCAGCCTGCCGACGATGAAACGCCGTGGATGGAGATCTTCCGCGCCGGTAATTACGGCGAAAAGGGGAACTACTCCGAAGCCGACGTTCAGCAGCTCGCCAACAACTATGACCCGGCGAAGCACGAAGCGCCGGTGGTCCTGGGCCATCCCAAGATCGCGGGCGGCGCTCCTGCTTATGCGTGGGTGTCGAAGCTGAAGAACGTGGCCGGCACGCTGATGGCGAAGCTCCACCAAGTGGAACCCGCATTCCGTGAGAGCGTCCTTGCTGGACGTTATAAGAAGCGGTCTGTGGCGCTCTATAAGTCCGCCGACGGGTATGGTCTGCGGCACCTGGGCTTTCTGGGCGCCGATGTTCCAGAAGTGAAGGGCTTGGCAGATGCCGCATTTAGCCAGGCGGAATTTCAATCAATTGATTTTGACGAGGAGAGCACAATGGCAGACGACAACAAGTCCATCGCGGACAGGGTAAAAGAGGCGCTGAGAGAACTGCTCGGCGGCTCAGCCCCGCAGCCGACATTCAGCGAAGATCGCGTCAATGACCTGATCCTCGCCGGGCAAAAGGAAATCCAAACCAAGTTTGCTGCGGATCTGGCAGCCGAGCGCACCAAGCGCGAAGCGGTTGAAGCGCAGTTTGCTGAGTTCCAGAAAACGCAGACGCTGGCCGGGCTTTCTCAGCGCGCCAAGGATGCGGTAGCTACCCTGAAAGCCAACAAGCACTGGCTGCCCGCTTATGAGCATATGGGCGTGCCGCAGCTCTTTCACGCATTGGGCACCGCCAACATCGTCGAGATCGAGTTCGGCGAGGGCGACAAGAAGCAGAAGAAAGATGCCTTGCAGCTTTTCACCGACGTGCTCGATGGCCTGGGCCAGATCGTGCCCGAGGGCGCTCTCTCCATCTCGGGAGTTCCTGGCGGATTGACCTTCAAGGAAGGCGTTGACCCTGACTCCATCCTCTTCGACGAGGCGGTGAAACAGCGCGCCAAGGAAAAGAAAATCGGCTACAACGACGCCTTCAAGGAACTCAAGGCCGAGGACTGGAAGCCCTCGACACCTGGCGCCAGCACGGCGGGCGCGGTCTAGCTTTTTTCGAGCTGGAGGTTGTTGGTGCCAGCGAATAGCGCCTCGGTTGGAATCGGACCGAGGCGCGCGATTCCAAAGAAACGAGGATTTAAGTCATGACAATGCGAGTGATGGGGCCTGTGGGGCTTCCCGCGATCCGCACCAGAACAGCCGAGACGGCCGGGATCTTGTCGGGCTACGCGGTAGGCCAGGGCGTGGCCGACAACGGCGGCAAGCTGATTACCGTCGCCAATACGCGCGTGGTCGGCGTGGCGGGGGATGTCCCGCTGGCTGGCGCGAATGTGGGCGATGCTTTCCCGGTCGTCCAGGACGGCGAGACGCCGGCGATTGCCGGCGCGGTGATTGCCGCTGGGCAGTACGTGAAGGCGGATGCCACATCGCGGTTTATTCCCGCGGTTGGCGCTGCCGGGTCCGGCGAAGAGATTGCCGGCCGCGCGCAGTCGAGCGCGGCGGTCATCGGCGACGAATTCATCATCGATTTCGCCCCGTCGGTCAAGTAACACAACTCCGTTGCGCTTAAGCAATGGCAACTTCCGTGGTTTTGCCCTTAACCGGGCGGTTAAACATGGCCCTTTCGAACTACGCGAAGGGCTATCGCAACAATCAATTGGTGACCGATCTGCTTTTTCCGCGTCTGCCGGTCAAGAGGCGCACGGATAGATATTGGGTGTTTGGACGCGAAGCACAGCAACTCACCAACAATACGCTTCGTGCGCCGGGCAGTCCTTCTGAGCGCATCAGTTGGGCACTCTCGACCGACAACTATTTCACGCCAAGCCACGCACTGAGCGATGTGGTTCCCGACGAAGAAAAGTCGGACTATTCGATCGGCGATCTGAATCAGGCATCTGTTGATGTCCTTCAGCAGAAACTTATGCTCGATCGCGAAGCGCGTGCGGTTGCCTTGGCGACGAATCCCGCCAACTATAAAGGCAATTCACTCGCACTTTCGAGCGGCTCTATGTGGTCCAATGCCGCATCAGATCCAATCTCTGATATAGAGACCGCCAAAACCTCGATTTTGACTACTGGATCTCCTGCTAACTTGTTGGTTCTGGGGCGAGCGACAATTGTGGCATTGCGGAAGCATCCGGTCGTTGTCGATCATTTCAAATACACGGCGGGTGGCGTGGTCACTGTCCAGCAGCTCGCTACCCTTTTTGGCGTGGATCAAGTCGTTGAAGCAGCAGCAGTCAAAGATAACGGTGACGGAACTCAGACGTTCCTTTGGGGCAATGTCGCAATTTTGGCTTATGTTGACAAGACGCAATTGGCTGCGGGTGTGATTGGGCAGGAAGGCCTCGTGGGTCCAAAGACTATCTGTTTCGGCAAGAGCTTTGTGTGGACCAGTGCCCCCCTGACCATCGACGGATATGGTGTGGTCATCGGTCGGCACCCTGATGTAACAGCCAAGGCCGATATTGTCGGCGTCGATTGGTATTCGGATGAGAAGCTAACTGCTCCCGAAGCGGGCTTCCTGTTTACGAATTGCGCCTAAGACTATAAGCCGTAAGATGCGCCAGCCAAATGCTTCGTGCAATTGGCCGGCATGTCCTCATAACACCACGCTTAGAAAGAAGGAATCATGGCAGGCAAAAAGAAAGTTGACGATGGTGTGCCGGCGACCTATACCGTGCTGCATCCGGTTTCGCATGATAACGAGCCCTACAAGCGCGGCGAGCAGATCGACCTCACTCCATCGCAAGCACAGCCATTGCTGGCGCTGAAAGTGATTGCCCTCTACGTTGCCCCTGCTCCGGCTCCCGAGGAAGCGAAGTAACCATGGCCTACGCGACCCAAGACGATCTTGTCCCCCTGCGGCTTACGCAGAAGGATCTTGTTCAGCTGACCGACGACGAGAGCACCGGAGAGGTGAACACGGATGTTGTCACCGCAGCTCTCGAAGAAGCGTCGGGCCGTGTAGACAGTTACTGCCGACAGCGGTATATCACGCCGCTGCAGCAATCCGACGACGTGAAAGCGCTTGTGCTTGACATCACCTTGTATCTGCTTTTCAGCCGTCGGCGTGAGACGCGCATCACTGACACGGTCCAGCAGCGCTTTGACCAGGCAATTGCATTTCTGAAAGACATTTCGACTGGAAAGGCATCGCTCGATCAGCCCGTGACGGCGCAGCAGGCTCAATCGGCATCCGGCGAGGCTGTAGTAACGCGCAAGCCGGAGCGCTTCAGTGATCGCAACCTGGACGGATACACGGGCAGCGATCACGATCAGCGTGGCGGCTCTTTTCCTTATTGGAATGGGATGTAAGCGATGGCGACGGAAGTAATCCAAGTCGATGACAGCAGCGTGGTGGTGGCGCTGGGCAAGTTCCGCTTGTCGCTTCAGCAGCACTACGAGCTGATGCGGGAGATCGGTGCCTCGCAGCTCGTCTCGGTTCGTCGTACCTTTCGCGAGCAGGGTTCGCCGGCCAACTCTTGGGTTCCGCTTTCGCCGAACACCATCAAGCGCGATCCGAAACGCTACGGACCTGGCCATAAGCTACTGATCGGCAAAGGCACGCTGTTGAACTTGATTACGTATGCGGTTCAGGGAAACGGTGTGGTGATTGGGACCGTCCTGAAGTACGCGGCCGTGCATCAGTTTGGCTCGCGCGATCGCGGCGTGGCGATTGGTCCGCAAACGAAGGAGCAAGCGGGCTCGACCATTAAGGTAGGTCAGTCATTCGCACGGCTCAAAGGACCGGGTTATGCGAGCCTTCGCTTGGAGGGACCGGCGTTGGAAGGTAGAAATCATCCGCGTTTGAGAGTGCGGACAATTGGCCCCAAGCGCCTCGCGGCGGCGCATGAGCGCCACCAGAATATTCCGCCGCGTCCTTATCTTGTCTTTAGGCCAGAAGATCCGCAGCGGATTCGCGGCATCGTCGTGCAGTACGTGAACAAGGCCAAGCACGATGCCGGACTGGGAGGCGCACAGTGAGTTCGACCTTCCGCATCGATTATGTCGAAGCTGCCCTGTTGGCGCTTCTGAATTCCAAGTTGGCCACGGCCTATGGCGCTAAGGTCAATATCGACTCTCTGGGCGACAAGGATTTCGATGATGACGGACGTCTGGTGTTGCAGCCGCCATCGGTCCGTGTGCGTTTTGCCGCCGCAGATTACGGAAATCTGCATGATAACCAGCGCCTGACTTACGAGGGTGGCTTGCCGTTTGAGTTGTTGTGCTTCGAGTCTTCGCTCCGCTCCAAGGCTGACGAGCGCAGGCAGACTTTGGTGCTGGTGGCAACGGTTCAGGATCAACTCGCCGGAGCACGCCTGGTGCTGGCCGACGGGGCGCGGACGATGCCAACCGAGATGAAAAGAGTTTCGCTCGTGGCGTCAGAAGAGGGACCGGTGGATCAACTGTTTTCAATCGTGGTGCTCGTCAAAGGCATCGCCCAATTCAGCGGCGTGAATGCCCAACCGGAGCAGTGAGGAAGAATATGGCAACCGCTCAATCCGATTTCGTCGATGTACAGCTCAGCGCCGCCGGCGTCCTGGTGGCGGGCGCAAGCGGTTCGATCACGGTTATCACACCGCACTTCAGCTATGCATTCACGGCGGCTGGCGGAACGCGCGTGCTGACCAGCGAATGGGCTAAAACGCTCTCGAAAGAGACAGTCAATGGCCAGAAAATCCTCGAACTGACGCCCGCCGTCGTCGTTGCCGTGCCGCAAGGCGCAGGCAGTGCGCTCAAAACCGAAGAAGCCGCGCTCGATACGCAGGTCGAAACTCAACCGAAATCCGCAGCAAAGGGGAGCAAGTAAATGGCCGGACCGTTCAATTTCAATTCCCAGTGGAAAAGCGCACGCAACCTGCTGCTCAGCATCAACTCGCAGCTCGCGTGGAATACTCCGCTCGCTTCCGCGGCTCTCACCCAGGCGCAGCGCTTCGATGGTGGTGCGGTATTGGAGCTGACCGAGACGCAGCGCTCCGACATCGACTATGCCGGCAAGCAGACGGCATTTGCCACCAACGGCCAAGTCACCAGCAATGACACCAAGTTCTCTGGCTTTAAGGCGGAACTGACCCCGTGGCTGGGGGGCTGGTTGTTTGGCTTCCTGATGGGCAAAGACACGGTGGTGGGCGCGGCGTCGCCCTACACGCACACCTTCGCCTTTGATGAGAGCACGCGCACCGCGGTGCCCACGACCATCTACCTCGAAGACACCGAGGACATCAAATACAAGTGCCCGGATATGTGCGTCAACGACGTCACGCTCACCATCAACGACATTGGCTCCATCATGGCCGAGGCCACGCTGATGGGAACTGGACGCCAGGTGAAGGGCGCCATCGTTCCTCTGCCCGCGCTGCCCTCGGACTCCTATATCTTGGGTTCCGACTCTGTTCTCACTCTTGGCCCGGTCGGCGCGGCAGCCTCCATGGTTGGTCGCCACATGAGCACAACGTTCAAGGCGGAAAATCAGCTTGTCGTGCACAAAGCGCCCGGCGGCGGCCAGTACGGAGTCTACGTTCGCAAGGGCAATCCGAAATTTTCCATCACGACGACTATCGCAGCCAAGGATGTGGACGACATCTTCACGCTCTTCGAAAACGACACCGCCTCGGCGTACACGCTGACCGCCAACTCGGGCGCGGCTGCGCAACTGGTGATCTCGGTTCCCCAGGCGCATCTGAAGACCACCAAGGTGGGCTTCGACGGCGATATGACTATCTGGCAGATTGAAGCGGATGAGACCACCTGCTACAGCGTGGCGGGCGTTCCTGCGGTTTCGGTCAGCGTCGTCAACGCCGTGCCTGCGTATCTAGTGGGCGCGTAACAAGTTTCTCTAAGGGGCGCGTTTATTCAGAGCGACGCGCCCTCTTTTCCGCAGTAGCCGTGGCACCCCTTCGCCGCGGCGAGGCTTCGCCCCACTCCGCGAACCTCAGGCAAGACAGGGTTCTTCACCCTGGAACGCAGCAGCACAGACAGTACAAATCCCATTCCAGAAAGAAGGACTCTCTATGCCAGCCATCGAGCTTGCAACGCCCCGCGTCATCGTGATTGAAGAACGCGGAAAGCAGTTTACCCTCACTCTCTCGCGCATCACCAAAAAGCAGTGGATGCATTACTTCGACGGCATTGTCTCCACCTCTGAAAATCAGGGCGGCAAGCGCGTAGACAGTTTCGACTCCAGCACCGCGCGCCTTGAACTGGTCGAAAAAAGCCTGATCGACGCCCAGGGCTACGTCACGGCGGACGGCTCGCCGGTGACGGCCACGGCAGACTGGCAATCGCTGCTGCCGCTCTCGCACCGCCTGGGCGCTGCCAATGCGATTGTGTCCATCGAGCGCGCCGAGCCTGGCGATGATGAACCAATCGTGCTCGGTGCGGAGGCGGTCTACCTCGACGCGGTGTGGAGCGCCGACGACAAAGGCATCATGCAGAAATATCGCGGCCTCTGCCACCGGTTCAAGACACCCAACGGCGAGCAGCAGCATCGCTTCTCGCGCGACTCCAGCCGCTCGCGCATCGTGGGCGGATCGCGCAAAGGTAAAACGCTGTGGATTGGTCCGCAACCGACACTGGTGGAACTTTACGATGAGCTGATCGTGAGCGTGGACGGCTACCAGGTGAATGGCGTGGAACTGGGCGCGGATCGCGACGCCATCGTCGCCGAAATGGACACCTACCACAAGGTTGCCGCCGCCGACATTCTCTTCTCCCCGGCCGCCGCCAACTTCAGTGAGGACAATGATTGATGTTGTCCAGGATGCGGAAGGCGTGCGGATGGCTCTCGAAGAAATCTTCGAGCAGGACTTCGTGCGCTCCCGCATCGAGCGCGAATCAGCCGGGGCAAACGAAGAGACGCGCGAGCGGATGGCTTTTCAGATTCCTCCACGCACCCTCTCGCCTGGCTATTACGAGTTTGGTTCTCATCTACTTCGCCTTGATGCCGAGCAAAAGATTGGATTGCCTCTTTCAAGACACGACGTTGCAGTCTTTGAGATCAAGGGACTTGTGGCGCTGGGGCAGGCTCGTAGCGCATTTGAAGGCCGTCATCCAGCTTGCTCAGCTTGCGGCGCTCGTCAGCTTAACCGGTTCGGAGTCGAATGCAGCGGATGCGGAGTCAAGTTCCGCAAAAGGAAGTGATGCATGGCGGTAGAAACCTCTGCGGTCCAAATCTCGATCAACGTCGTTGATACCAACTCCGGCGAGACGGTGGCGAAAGTCGCCCAGAACATCAACCAGCTCGGCGCGGCCGGAGCAACCACTGGCCAGCGCATGAAGCAGGGTATGGAAGAGGCTGGCACTGGGGCAATGAGTGCCAAGGAAAAAGTCCATCTGCTTACCGAGGAATTCGGCATCCGCCTGCCGCGCGCATTCCGCGGCATCGTCGCCGAAAGCAAAGTTGCGCAGGCCGCGCTGGGTGCTCTGGGTTCGGCGATGATCG